CTCAGGCGTTTCACCGCGCTGGGTTGGCCAGCTGAATTTTTCAATGGCCATCAGCGCCTCCCGCTGGTGTTTCGATGGCTGACACCACCTGGGCGCCATGAGTCGGCGACCGCCTTCTCGGCAGCCATCTGCATCTGCTTCTGCATATTCTGCTGAAGCAGCGTTTGATCGAGCTGCATGCCTTCGTTGCTCCTGTCCTCCATGACTAGGCTCACAGGGGCGGATAGAGTAATGGAGGTAGCTCCACCGCCTACCGCTCTTACCCCGAGCTGACCACCTGAGGTCCTGGTCAAAGGCATGACGGCCTCGTCGCCTGCCTCTCCCATCACGCCCATCCTGCCGCCAGCCATGCCGAACGCCGTGGGTGTACTCACAATCGAGTTGGTGAACGCGCCGCCATTTGCAAACAGCTGCACGCCTTTCGACCAGGCGCCGCCAAGAGCTTGAGGGAAGTAGGTGCTGCTGTAGCCTGCCTGCGACGCACCTAGGTTCGAGGAAACCGCGCCCGCCGAGCCGGCTTCCATACCGTTACCCCCGCCACCGCCAAAGTAGGCGGATGCCGCAGTGGCACCCCAGCTCACCAGACTCCCAAGCAGCCCAGAGGCAGCGCGCTGCGTCTCGATCCGAACCATGTCAGCCAGGATCGACTTGGTGAAGTCCGCGAACGAGAACTTGCCAGTCATGGCAAAATTCACAACCGCATCCTCCATCGAGCTGAATGCATTGGTGAACAAGGATCGTGTCTGCCCGGCGACATCTCGGGCCTGCTCCAGGTAGTTCTGGAAGGCAGACGATGCCCCCTTACGCCAGTCGCCCTGCGCGGCCGTCATCTGGTCGTAGTTGGCGATGGTGGTTTCCTGCAGATCCTTCTCGGTCTTATTCAGGGCCGCCAACTTCTGGTTGTACTCATCAAGGCTCATGCCGCGGGAGCCGTCGCCGTACTGGTTGGCTAGGTCCAGGCGCTGTTGGTTGATGCGATCAGAGATTCCGTACTGCTGATCCTGCAAGCCGCGCTGACGATCGCCCAGTCCAAGACCGTCTGCGGAGCGCTGCCCCTGCAGCCTCAGCGCTGTGACCTGCTGGCCGAGCGCGTCGGTGTAGGTCTGCACTGCCCTAGCCTGCTTAGCCAGCCGGCCCTGCTCATTTGTGGCAAGCACCGAGAGTTCGGAATCGGCATCCTTCTGCGCCTTGACCATTGCAGCGCGGGCATCGGCGATCTTCTGGTCAAGCTGGATTCGCTGCTGCGCGCTGGTGCTGCTACGCCCTTTGGCCTCCTCCAAGGCGTTGATCTCGGCCTCGTAGGCGTTCGTGACCTCGGCCTTCTGCTGCTCGATGATCGCAGCGCGCTGGGCGGCGTACGATTCCTGCGAGATCAAGCCGGCCTTCTGCGCCGCGTCTAATTCCTTCTGATGGTTCTTGTACTCGACCAGGATGGCGCTTAGCGCGTTCTTCTGGTCGTTGAATCCGGAGAGATCAACAGGGGTGGTTTTTCCAACCTTATCCTTATTTCTATCCGCAATACCCTTGGCCAGCGTGTCGTACGCGCCTCCCGATATTTTGTCACCATCGAAAGACACGCCATCCAGAAGTGGGCTTTGCCTGCCCGTTTCCTTTGCAGCATCACGCAAATCAATAAACCGCTGCTTCAGGTCCTGCAGCGCCTTCGCTCTCTTGCGCTCAGGGTTTGCCTGGTCGAGCTGATCATTCAGCTTTTTTTGGAGATCGGCTTGCTTCTGGACTGCAGCTTCCGATTGAGCGCGATCCTGACGTTCTTTGGCGCCAGCAGCGATTCGCTTCTGGATCAAAGCAATCTCGTCTGTGTACTGCTTCTTCAGAGCGTCTCGTGAGGTATCGCTGAACCAGAACTGCTTGTCGATATCAGCAACCTGCTGCTGCAACACCTGGATCCGGAACTGATCCGGATCAGCTGCTATCCCTTGCTTCAACTCATTCCAGTATCGGCGCACGGAACTGGTCGCTTCATCCCAAAGCTTCGCGATACCCCGCGTGGACTGGGATATCTCCTCATTCCGACGAGTCATTTCCTCGGAGACTTCGCCAGCAAGTAGCTTCAGGGCATCCATGTGGCGGCCTTGGTCTTCAAGAGCCTGTATCTGGTCAAAGGTTGCCAGGGTCACTGCGTGGTATTTGGAGTTGAACTCCAGCGCAAAAGCTGTAACGTCGTTTTTGGCGTCGACGAACATTTGCGCAAACTTGCCGGCGCTCTCGCCGGAGGCAGCAGATAGCTGAGTAGCCGCCCCTGCAACGGCGTCGAACGTCTCGCCCGTAAGCTTTCCCGACCCTACCAGTGCGAGCAATGCCTCATTGGCCTGGCTGAAGTACTTCCCATTGGCAAGTTTGTTTTGCAGCTCAACAAGCTGGGATGATGACCTACCTGCAACGCCGCCCGTCAAGGCCAGAGCCTTGTTGAATTCGTTCAGGTCGCCAATCCCAGCGACTACTGCCACTGCCAGTCCTGTGACCGCTGCCGCGCTCAGTGTTAGTGGGCTGATCAGGCCGGCAATGTAGCCTCCCATCGCCTGTGCAGCCGGCCCGACGCCACCAAACATGTCCTTGAGCTGTCCGCCTTGCTGGAGCAAGACGGTTAGCGGCGCCTGGCCGCCCTGCAGGGAGACGACGATGTCTGTGAACTGCGCAGGTACACCGCGCAATGCCGCAGCAGTTGCCTTTGCCGACATACCGGTCTTGTTCAGCGCTGTATCTGCGCCTCCCAGGGCCGTGCGCGCTTGATCGATCTTTGACTGGTACTCGCCGAAGGTTTCAGCATCCAGTGCACCGCTCGCACGGAAGCTCTTCAGCCTCTGCTCCATCTGGTCCAGTCGGCCCAGCGCAGCGACAGTTGGGTCAATTTTGCCCAGCAGCTCGTCCAGCGCCTGCCCCTCCTCCCGGTGGGCCCCGGCCGCTTTCCTCGCCGCCTCTGCTTGGCGTTCTTCCGTGGCGATGAGGGCTTGAGCTCGGCTGTTGATGGCCGCCTGACGGCTGGCGCTATCTGAGAGCACGGCGTTTGCCTGGGCGGTGACCTCCACGCTCTGTTCAGTGGCCCGATTGAGCGTCTGAACATACTGGCTCGCCTCCAAAGAGGCTTTGGCCACGGCCAGAATCCTGGCCTGCTGCTCATCAGCGGACTCGGCGGCGCGACGGCCTGCTTGGGCACCGGCATCCGTGGCGGTAGTCAGCGCCTGCTGAACTTGCCCGGCCTGCGCAGCCTCAGCCCGGAACGAGCCCATGTTCGCTGCAGCGCTGCTAAATGCCGTGGATGCGCTGGTAACTGCGCGGCCCACAGTGGCCATCTGCTGCGCGAGCTCGGCCTGCTTGGCGTTAAGCGACTGCAGCTCCTGCACGATCTGCCGGGTGTCGCCCTGCAAGCTGCCCAGGGCCGTTTCCCAGGCGCGACCAGTTCGCCCAGCCGACTCCTCGCTACGCTTGCCAGCGTCCGTCAGCTGGTCGAGGTTATCCTTGGCCTCAACAGCATCACCGGAATCGATCTGAAGACCGAGGGAGGCAATGGTGGTCATGATCTACTCCATGGATTCGGCCATGACGGCCAGGGCCTCGACCTCCATCACGCGGAGATCGGGAAAAATATCGGGAAGGGCGCGGCGCTTAATGCCCAGCATTGAGGCCGTGGTTGGGACGGCCGTGTAATCCAGCCCTGACGGGCCGCCTGGGCCTACCCGCCATTGCGTGCCCATTGCGTCGAACAGGCGGAAGGCAGGCCAGATATCTGGCCACACTTCCACTTCATCCTCCGCAATGTCAGCCAAGGTCAGGCCGAGAGCGGCCAACTGCTCAGCAGAGGGGCCCTGCTCATAGCACGCCCGGGCGGCCGCCCTCAGTTTCCCAGGCGAGCCGGGCTGTAGGCAGCCTGGAAGGCGTCGATGACAGCCTTAGGCGCCCCCGTGCAGGTACGTACCAACTCGAGGATCGCTTTCTGGCTGAACTTGTCCTCCAGGTCCCACCCAGTGACGATTTCGCCCAGTTGCTCAGCCTGCAGAGCGATCTCGCCGGTGGTCACCTCTTCCCAGGTGGCGTTGTCGGCCTTGGCCTTCTCTGCCCAGGCGTCGCGCGCCTTGTTCCAGCGATCAAACATGCCGGCCAGCGTCACGCGGTCCATGTAGCGGAACTCGAACTCCACC